GACCAACGAGAGTCGTCGCCTTTGGGTTGTAAATGCTTTAACCATGGTGTTTCAATAATTAACTTTTGTAGAAAGATAGACATGTTATCTGCACGTTCTTTAGATGCAGAAATAATCATTATCTTTTTTTCGGGGTTATTAAAGAGAGTCCACAGAACAAAAGCACCAGTAATCCAGCTCTTACCAACTCCCCGAAATGCTTGGATCTGTAAACGCTTTGGACCATGTTGAAGGTAATCAGCAATTGCATATTGGGCACGTGTAGGATTTGGTAGGTCGAGTTCATTCCATAAAGCCTGTAAGAATAGCTTAAAATCGTCTTTAAGGAGGTCTAAAGTGTTCATAGGTACAATCTAGCGTAGAGTAGGTGGAAGGGTAGTTAGAGGGGCTTACAGGGTAGACGTAGGTAATTTCTCTTCTTCTAGTTTAACACCACCTTTAAAAAAATTCAATACTTGTTTACCAACATATTTTAATTCATTAATAGGATCTTCTATTTTTATTAAAGGTTCTGGTGCTTGAGTTACATCTGGACCCATAGCACCAAATTTTGATGGATAGTCACTTTTCATTTTTACAGCAGCTTCACTACCTTCTTCTAAAGCTCTAATGTTTTGTTGTTGAGTTACAAAAGGATCCGTAGAACCACCAATTTGAGATACTGCAGCGACAGGTAAAGCTGTGGCGGCTGCTGAAGCTACTGGTGCAACTATTGGTGCAACTACGTTAGTTACTGCAGCTGGAAGCATTGGTAATAAAGCTTGAGTTACTGCAGAACCAGCCAAACCAGTACCAACATCTCTAGTTATAATACCAGCTACTTTATTACCATCATTTTCTTCTACTGCTTGTCTCATTTCAGGATCTAAAAGAAGCGAATATAAAGATCCCATAGTTTCACCACCAACATTTTCTTTAATAAAACTTTTTAAACTTTTTAAAGACTCTGGTGTTGCAAATGGAATTAAAGTACCATATAAAGAACCTTTTTCTATTGGAGGACGACCTAGCCCTTTTAAACCTAAGTTTATGTTTCTATACATTTTAGCACCTTCTGGACTTTCCAAAAATTGTCTTAATTCTGGATATGCGTCAAAATGCTGTGAACCTGATTTTGCATAAAGAAAAGGTAAAGGTGTGTTTTTAGTTTCTTTTTTAAAAAGTTCAATTTCCTTAATTGAAATATTAGGGTTTGAAATGTTTAAACCTGTTGATTCATAAACAGCACGTTGATTAATTACTTCTTTTGTATTAGAAACTATGTTAAATCTATCTATTTGTCCCTCAACAGCTAGCTTTAATGCTGCAGCTTGTTCCGCTGCACTAGCATTAACCATTTTAGGATCTAAACCTAACCTTTCAGCTAAGTATTGCCCAGATCTGTGTAAATAAGGAAAATTTTCAGGTCTAATAAGACCAGCTTGTGCAAATACTGAACCTTTAGCACCTAACCTACCTTGATGCCATAATTCATCAAAAGCACCGGCTGCATTTAAATTAGCTTGGTTATTTCCAGGTGTTGCTCCTGTTAAATCAAAGATTCGTTTTTTTGTATCTTCCCAAATATCAATTGGAGTTCTGATACCAAGATCTCCACCAGTTCTGTCTGCAACAATATGATGCAATGGAATTTTATCTATGACACCCCATCGCCGCATAAGACTTTCTTCCCCTGTTCTTAAAGAAGAAATTAAATCTACATCAGACATGTTAGGGTTTTCTAAAACGTCCTGAAATACTGAAGGATCCCAAGCAAACGCTGCCCCAAACCTACGCCATTTCTTTAAACTATTAATATTAGTATTACTAAGTTTTACTCCCTCTTTTTGCAGTTTTGTTAAACGATCTAGATTTGAAATAATTTTTTTCTGAACTATCTCATACGCTCGCTTGGTTTCTCTATCCATTAATTAATATACTCCATAATTAAGTGTTCACGGAGTTTATTAACTCCAAATTTGGCTCTCATCCATGATTGCCAATGGTTACTTCCTTTGTCCTGATTGCATCTGGTACATGCTGGTACGACATTCGTATTGACATTTTCGCCCCCAAGAGAACGAGGATGTACATGGTCCAGAGTAAGTTCGTGTAATTCATAAGTTTCTCCACAATAAACACATGTGCAGCCAAAGTGTAATTTAATACTGCGCCTCCAAAGGCGCTTTGCTTCAGAGGATGTCATGGTTATTAAGTTGTATAGGTAGTGATCAGGAGTTGGAAGTAATGGGGTCATGCTTTACGTTTTTTACCGACACGGGCGCGATTCTTAGAGGCTTTTTCAAGAAATGTAGATCCATCCTTTTTATGGGATACATCTTTACCATCTCCATTACCATAAGTACCACGGCGTCGGTTCTCTTTATTTAAAGCAGACCGCTTTGAGATTTGTAGTTTGGAACCATCATACTTTTTCTGGTATGATTTATAGTTACCATTAGCGTATTTAGCACCACTATGTTTAGAGCTTCGAGCCATATAGCCTCCGTTGGACTAGTTCGGGGTCAACAGTTGGCATAATGTTAGCCAATTTATCAAGTGAGTTACCCTCAAATGCGACACCACTGATGTCATTCTTTGATAGCCAATCACAAGCTGCTTTTAAATCTTGTGTAGTTGCCTCACCAGATTTAACACGGTTTAGAAACTCATTAGTAACTAGATTGTGTAGCTCATTAAATTGTTCTTCACTCGCTTTGTTTTTTGACATTAGCTTTCTTTGCTCGTGTTTTCTTTACTACGGGTGCTTCAATTGCATACCATGTTTCACCTGGTTCATGCATAAGATGTGATTCTGCACGTACTGCTTGTTCAGCAGTTTCATAAGTACCAAGTACCTTTTTAGTACGAAGGTCTACTACGTTGTAAGTCATTTAATTATTTCGGAGGACAATTTGGTCTAGTTTGTTTTCAATACGCACCATATGATCTTCCATACGCTGAACCATGGTTGATAGATCAGCTTTAGATACATAGTCCTGAGCCACGCTAAGTTCAATAGCGTCGATACGTCTGTCAAGACCACTAATGCGATCATGTACATTATTTATTCGATTGTGTAATCTGTTATTCAGAGTTGCGCCACCTGCTACTAAAGCAATGACAGCAGCGACTATTGCTTCCATTATTTAAGGGATACGATTGGTACGATGTCATGGCAAAGCATTTCGACACGACTGCCAGGTCTAAAAGTAAAACCTGACTTCATAATTTCTGTACACTTAAGTGCTCTGACTAGCTCGTAGTCAAGACGCATCTTTTGCTCGTGTTTACGGGCGATACCTTTACAGGTTTCTATCATGCCACCATCTAGTGGGACTGAAAAGTTCAGTTGTACGCCGAAGTTATTGCTTCGTACATACCCTGTGTTATCGTAAGGAATAGTATCGTTGCCCATATAAAAGGGCGAGAATTGCATGGTTGCTCCATTACAACTATTATTACTTGCAAAGTATTGCCGAGACGGTGCACCAGTGTTCTGGAACTGCACCGCCTGATTGGTCACATTACCTGTAGCTGCTGCAACAGGAGATGATGTATTTTGAACCTTTGGGTCTTCAGCGTAAGCAGGACTTACTGAGAGAAGACCGATAAGGATGTAGTAGTAGTAACTTGTTCGATTGTTTCTGTTACTAGGCTGTCTTGAATCTTTCCTGCTGCTCTGGTTACAATCTCTAGTTGAAATTGATCTCCAGCAGTATGGACTGAATAAGTTGTAGCGGTATCTGCGATGTCCCCGCTCGGGACTACGTTTGTTCCAGACCATGATGAATATGCACCACCATATACATTTGTCGCAATGGTTCGGTCAATATCAATGGTGGTAGTTGTTGTTGACTGCATTGAACCTTGCGTGAAGTTTGGGGTTACCTGAGCTGATACTGGACTAGCTAAAAACAATAAAAGTAGTAATCGTTTCATTCTTCTTTCTTTTTAGGATCAGGAGATTTGTTATTAGATTTATTATTGGAAGTAGTTAAACCAAAGGTAGCAAGAGCACCAGTAAACACAGAAGCAACAAATGTAATGTCACCACCACTCTGACCTTTTTTGATCATTGGTAGTTCAACATAGTTAAGAGTAATAATAAAACCACTCCAAATAACAACGCCTAGACGAACAAAGGTTCCAAGGATTTGTAATTCATCTTCTGTATTTTCTTTTACCTTTGCTAAGAAGTTTTTATGGTTTCCGGTAGATTCTTCTTTTTTGTTATTTTGTTCCATGCTTGCTTCATGATTGGTTTCATAATCATCACTAAGTATTTAAATAGTGATGTAGCAGCAAGGGTGGCAGCTACAGAAATAAATGCTGTAGTTGCTGCAGTAGTCATGATCGTTGTCGTCGGCATTGGGACTTCAATGTCCGTAAATGGGATCTCAATGATCTGAGCTTCAGGTGGTATAGCTGGTTTAGCTAATGTTGGATTGTTTGTTTGTTGTTGATTCTCTGTATCTTGTGGTGGAGGATCTATATTTATACCCTCTATCCCTGGTGGCGGTCTAAGTACGTTAGGAGGCACCACAAGCGGCTCATACGACGGTATATCTGCCTGTGGTACCTCTAGTATAGGTATAGGTAATTGGAACGCTTCAGGGAGCAATAGAGAGGGTAGTTTGGGTGGGTCAACCCACTCCATTACTCAGCACCAAATAGCCCACGTTCAATAAAATCAACAGCTTGGTCATCAACAGTATTGTCTGTTGTAGAAGCCAACTTCCGTAGCAGGTCAACAATCAAGCGTTTGACCTTTGGAGATTGAATAAAAGAAAACAGAACTGGACGGATAAGTGTAATCATAATAATTAAGATGGTTTAGTAGGCCAAGTCACAGTATGTGGAAAACCAGAAGCAGTACTAATATCTCGTAATTCTTGGCGATAAGTTTTAGTAGCTGTAGGAATATTGGTTGATGTTTCTTTTGCTTTAATAATAACCCAATCAGTTTCAGCTAGTAACCTGTCTCGCTGAGCACGGACTGATTTAGCAGCTTCTGCATCAATACGAGCCTTGTATGCAGCTTCGTTATCTGCTGCTGTAGTTACGTTCCCTTCGTCATCTGTAGTGTCGGTAAAGACTGGACCAGCGATAAATTTAGTAAACCACTTACCATCAATCTCTTCGACACCACTACGAGTGCTAACACCATAAGGTGCAGTAACAGTAGCTGCAGCACCATTTAGTACAGCGTCATAGCCATAACTATCAAGGATTTCAGTTGTAATTTGCTTAGGGAAGCTTGTATTTGGATGTGTTGCTTTAAACTGACTAACAGTAGTCAGCTCACCATTTGATCGATTTCTAATTTCCATAGTTAGTTAGTTATGTTTAAGCGATTGCAAGGTAGAGGTAGGTGCCGCCAGTTGCATTAAGAGCAGCAGGGGCTGATGCAGAAACTGTAAAGCCAGTAGTTAATGGATCAATGTAATCAGTGTTTGTTACTTGAGCATCAGTGCCGTTGTTATCTCGATTCAAAAGAAGGTAAGGATCATTGCCGCTTACGATGCCACGAACTGAGTCCCAAAGGAACCAGCTAGTACCAGGAGTGCCTCCAATTTCGGTGTCAGTACGTTTAATTAATACAAACCTTGCACCCGCAATAAATCCACAATTAACGTCAATCGCGTTGCTCGTATTTCCACTGTAACTACCTACTTTACTGATGCCGGGTAGGGTTGCGAATAGGTAGGCGATGAATTTATCAGTTCCATAGTTACCATTACTTGAAGTACCTAGTTTGAATTGAGTTGATGTAGGTGCTGCAGTAAAAAAGTTGCTGGAAGTGTTTTCACCGCCGCTAGTATTTAATCTAAGAGCATAATTGCCCCAAGCAGTTAGCGCATCACTACCTACAAGCCAATTGTAAGCAGTATCTCGATTTTTGATTATAACAAGTTCTGGTGCTACACCAAGGTTATGATTTACATTAAAGGCAGTATTATTATTTGCAGTATATGCAACTACATCCATGAAACCTGGAGCACGTTTAAACATCCACGCAAAACTCTCGCTGTCGGGTGACGAACCAGTACCAGAAGCAAATGCATTTGAATGATCAAAAGCTGCGGCTACAAATGCATTGCCTTCAGCCTCGGTAGAATTAGTTTTTAAGAATTTTCGACCTTGAAGGCGAGTCGCTACGCTAAAATCACCGCCGCTATTTATACCGTCCCTTTTGATAACAAAGTCAACAGGAAAA